GCGGGCAATCGAGGTACTGCTGAAGTTCGCACCGGGCGTAGCCTAAGTCGGCCTTGACCTACGGTCTTGCGAGAAGTTGAAACACCATCCACATATAAAGTGTGGATGGAGCCATCTTCAAAGCGAGTAACGTAAGAGCTCCTAGTGCGATCCCATGTGGCGTTAAGCCAGTGGAAGTAACCACCGAGCTCCGTACTATAGCCTTTGGTCTCCTCTGCGAGGCGACACTTAGGCGAGTCCGGAGATACAAGTTGGTACTTGTATGCGGTATCTCCACCCCCCCAAAGAACATCAGGTATATGGCTTTTCAACCATAACCATATTGGCTCCACTTCCGGGTCGAGGACTGAAAGGCCCTCGACGTAGGCCCACTCACGTAGCTGATTAGCCACGTGAATGAGTCCTGGAAGTGTAGTTATGGGTTCCCTGATGTAGAAAGGAGTTATATCGAGTCCATTTGAATAATGACCTCCGCAGCTCTCACGAAAATCGCCCGACGTACAACTCTTTTCTAAATTAACAGAAAAGCCGAAATACGAAAGGACGACCATGAGAGCGTCAGACATGCCCGATGGGCATACAATGTCATCACCATAGACTGATATCATTCCACGTGTTCCCGTAAAGAAAGCAGTGGCCCTACTCAGAACATAGAAGAGAAGACTCTCCAGTTCAAAAGTAAAACCATTGCCCATCGACGAGAACATGTGGTTGCGATGCTCAGCACCGTCAATAACGGTGACTTGACTCCTCACAGCGTCAAGTAGGGTGTACCATGTAATTGGAAGGAGCTGGAAAACCAGTTCGGTTGATACGGAGTCGCTAGCGCTGGACAAATCCAGCGTTACGAGTTCCTTTGTCACCGATCCTTCATGAGCTAAACGCCGGTTTATAGACTGGTCGTTTAGATCGATTGCATGGTTACGAAGAGACCTTCGAAAGAAGGTTCCTATGCCCTTTTGAACAAACATATTGATGTCAGGCTCTTTACAAGCACAACGGTCAATATCCGCATTCTTGGGAACAGTAAAAAACACGTTGCCGCGAACTGGTTTAATGGCCAGATCGCAAGCCCCAATCCAACCAGGTAGCTCCTCAACTAACGAAGAGAAGATTTCCAGACAAGGTGGGGTGACGTGTGCTTCTCCGAGGTACTTAGAAGCCGGATGGCTCTGAGTACGTGCTCGACTTGTGGACGCACCGCCTGAGAAAGTCCCTATTAAGGACTCCACCGGTGGCGTTTCGCCAATAATATCGCATATGAGGTTGCGACAAAACTCAACGAAGCTACCATAGGTAACACGGGGTAAAATGTTATATTCCTCGTGAGTTAAAATTAACCTATCATTTGTAGCTTCATTCTCCCGCTCAATTAAGAGCCACTTAAACAATGCGAGATTCCGGCGTTGATCTGCCGGCGCAGTGTCTGGAGAAACGTACTTAGAAAGGAATGACGCCTTCAGGTAATCCGTTTTCACGGACGACTGAAGAGCCATGATCTTTTGTACGAGTTGAGACGTCAAGTCTGTCGGAATTACCATTTTGTTCACGTTGAACGTGGTGGATTTCGTCATAAGGCTTTCCTTGTATGACACGCGTTACTTGATTTTGTGACGCGTTAAGGTAGGACAGAAAACAAATAGCGAAGAGTGCGAAAAGCATTCCGCAAACTACGATCATCGTAATCCCGCCCCTGGTCTGCTGACGGTCCAAGTTACCAAGGACCTTCAACATAGTCGATCGCATGGAGTGCGACCGCGTCTGCCAGCAACTTGTAGGCAAACGCGTGCGAATCCGCGCGCTCGGCTGTGGTGCTCGTGGCCTCGAACTGGAAAGTCATGTCCACAAAAATGGATCTGACAACAGTTGGCTTCGAAACACCACCGACCACCACATCCTGGACAACAGGAAGGGAGAGCTTGAGTGTGACTTTCCGCCGGCCAGAGGCCTGCGGTTTACCCATACTCAAGGTAACCTTCCTGTCGGCGATGGGAACTCCCGTCGATTCGACGAAAGTCG